ATAAACTCAGGCATGTCTCTGCCTGTCGTTCCCGCCGTATAATCAGCATCACGATAATCTGAGTACCATTCATCCTGTTCGATGAACTTCAGCGTATTAAACCCTACACCTAGTCCGTCATCTGCTTGGATTTGAAAGCTGTTCCAATCAGCCACTTTAAAGTATTGGGGCCACGTATATTCTGTTTGCCCAACAACCAAAGTGTCAGTCTCTTCGGCAGCATTAAAAGGCCAGCCAAACTCTGCTTGGTTAATCTTACTTACTGCCGCTTTAACCGCATCTTTAACAAGTGCCTGAACGCCACGAACCGACCCGAAGTCGGCGTCCGCAATCTCCACCTCATTAAGGCGGCGAAGGGTTTGGTTACATAGATTAATATAAGTAGATGGCATGAAGCACCCTCAATAGAGTGAAGGGGGCAGACACTTGGCCAACCCCCTAAGTAATTTATGCTAAGTTATAGTTAGCAGTGAACAACGCCTCTGGGCGAAGTACCTTGCGACCGTATAGTTGCATACCACGGACAACATCGCTGAATGTATTCGGAGAACGGAATGTCTCCACTTTAGCGATCTGGTCTGCTACTGCGACTGCACTATCGTGTCCCGCAACCATCACAGAGAAGTTAGTCTCTGAGCCAGTTGAAAGTGCTGTACCTGCACCGTTGCCCAAGTAAGGCAAGTTGTTAGATACATAGACAGTGAAGTTACGGATCTTAGCTGGAAGCTTACCGTTGCGGATCTCATCAGAACCACCAAAGTCTGCATTAATGAGTTTTGAATCCTCATCCATCAAGATCTCTGCCATCACTGGATCAATTACACAATAACGACCATCAGTCGCAACATTGGCCTGATCCATCAGACGGTTCATACGGTTCATGATTGCCAATGGTGAAGTAATACCACCTGCTCCACCGCCAGCGGCGATTGGAATAGATGTTACTTCGCCAGCTACACCCAAGTCAGCACCACCAAAGTCAGTGATGTCCAATTTGTTTCCAGCAAGCAATTCATCCGTACCAGCGGCAGCATTTGCTACTGTACCTGATGTGGTTGTATTCCGTGCCCATGCACCTGGTGTTTTCCAACCAGACATATAGCCAAGGACTTCCGCATCAAATGCGTCACGAAGATCGTAACCAGCACGGTCAGAAGCAAGATCCATATAATTAATATGTGATGCAGCTTGCTCAATATCCGCCAATGTGAACTGCCAGTAATTGGCTTTGTCTACTGTCATGGTGAAGTCAGTATCTGCCAGATCCTGTGTCGCCAATGTAGTGCCACGCTCTAACGTGTTGATGGTGATCGTTGGTTCACGGATAATGCGAATCGAGTCTCCCATTTGGGAAATTTCACCTGCATAATCCGTATTAGTCACAGCTTCGACTACAGAACTTTTGCGAAAAGCAAGTTGTGCTTTTTTGCTATAAATTACTGGTGAGAAGTTGCCTGAGTTAAGGTTTGTATAACCTGATGCTTTTGCGAATGCCATTTATGTTCTCCTTTGGAATGGCGGGGCGAAAATGCCCGAACAGACCCCGAAGAGGACAATTGAGTGGCAGTGATTAATAAGGGTGCGAATGCATGATTAGTTGCAGCTAACAAGCAAACGGGCCTCACCACACTGGTGGACTAAACGTCGAAATTCTTGGGAATAGGCAGAACTAGAGGTAGACCTTGCGGTGGCTCTATTCTGTTAATTGAGAGGGATGCTCTCAGAAGATAAGTCTCTTGGAAACATATCATCAAAGAGTTGTGAGCAACAAGTATGTCCCATTGCTCACGTTTATTATACCACTTAACTATTTACTTTGCAAGCTACCTAGCTGCGCCAGAAATATCAAAATTGATTTTACCTTTTTGACGGGCTTCTTCGATTGCATCTGCGTGTTTAGCAAAATCACGATCAGACATTGCTTCAATCTGGCTTTCAGAATATTCGACCCGCTCATTGGTACTAGGAGTAGAACTAGAAGTACGACCTACTGCCTGTGCAGCCGATTTACTCTTAGTCTTACGCTTCCCTGTATCCGACTTGTACAGATCAATAGCACGGGATGCTTCAGTAGCATTTGTGTTGTTCTTGTACAGAGCATCCTGAATGTACTGCGGCTGCATTGCCACCCACTCATGGAAAGAGGAGTCACGGCGAATTTCGTGAAAGTCGGGGTGCAGTTTAACAAGCTGCTGTTCTGCATCCTTGCGAGTAAGCTTAGTTTCAAGTTGGCGTAGACCCTCCATCCGCTTCTCGCCTTCTTCAAGCGCCTCGCCTGCACGTTTACGAGCAATTGAGTCTACGATTTTTGCAACATCAGGATACTTCTTAGACCACTGATCAATCTCTTCATCAGTCTTAGGGAACTTAATTTGTCCCTTTGCCGCCTGATCAAGCTGCGCTTTCATCTGTGCAACTTCTTGATCTTTTTGTTGCATCAATTGATGAGAGTGCCGACGAAGATCCCCGTACCGTTTTTTGTACGTTGTGTCTTCAGCATCCGTTGGCTCTGGGCCACCAGATTGCGCTTGCTGCTCTTGCGCTAGTTCTTCTGAATAAGAAAGACCATTATCTTCGTCATCCACACGTCTGTATTTTGCCATTGTATTTTGCCTCATTGGGGGCCGCTCTGTGGCGGGTAGCCCTTTACGACATGAACACCATTTTTGGTGTGTTAATCATGCCTGGTAGTTTGGATGTTTTGGGGAAGACCTCCTCGACCTCCTCATCTTCATCCAGCATGTCATCTACCTCTACGGCAGCGACTTCGATCTCGACTTCCTCTGAAGGAACATCGTCTTCTGCTTCAGTAACCTCTTCAGGCTCTTCCGCTTCCTCTTCACCTGCGTATTGAATGAGGCCAGTATCATACATGCCCATGAGGCCCATTTCAGCCTCTGACTGCATATCCATGATATGTTTAAGGCCATGCCATTTGACCACGTTAGCGGGGAGAACATACTCACCTTCGCTAATCATCGCCTCTATATCGTCCCGTACATTTTCTGCACTAGAACCCACTGGGATTGGGTTACCAGACACGGGGTCTGACATCATGCCCATACCACCGTGGTACATCTTCATTTTTTCGTCATTCTCTGGATTATCAACATTAGCTTTTTGAATGGCCTCACCACGGGCCATTTCATAGTCGCTCAATTTGCCGTCCTCATCTAAGTCGGCTTTCTTTTGATCCAATTGAAATTTGTTGTTAGCCATGTCTAGGCCCTCCTTAGTGGTAATGCCTCGTTGTGATGCGGCAAGACCGCCAAGTGCATATTCTATTTGTGCAACTCTAGTGTCTTCAGCTTCTGGGGAGTCCGAACTGAAGAACCCCATAACGTCGTCTTTGATGTCTACGGCGTGATCCCGTGCATCACCAATATAGTCCTTGATTGATGTGCCTGCGCCGTCCTGTGGGTAGTACTCACCGCTCTCGCCCGTGTAGAACTCTTCATCGGTAAGATCTTCGTTTAGGATGTTTTTGGAGCGCCACTTAGAATATTCAGTGGCCGTTCCTTCATCATCAAATACAGGAAGCTTTTCGCCCGTGAAAACATCGTAGGGGCCATTTTCGGCGTAGTGATCAAAAAGATCATCTAGCTTATAATTGCCGCCAGTTTCTGGGTCTATTGTAGGGGTTACAAGGTAGCCCGCACCGTACTCAAAAGTCGCTGTCTTCTCAGAGTACTCTTCACGGTCTTCATCGTTAGTCCAAACAGGCTTGCCGTTACGGGTGGTTATGCCTTCTAGTTTTTTTGCTACGCCAGCCATTATTCTGCACCCTTAATTACTTCGTCACGAAGCGTTTTGAACCTGCGAAGTTCAGCAATAGACCCTTGGATTTCCAAGACCCTCTGATGATCTTTCGTGCTTTCTAACTGTTGGTGAAAATGATCTATCCGTGCAGAAACATACTTATGCAGGAGATCCATGTGATCTTTGGTATTAACCAAAAGAAGCAATGAACGATAAAACTGTTTATCCATTACTTCACCTCGAAACAGGAGAGAGCGATATTGCTGGTAGTTACCAAAACTACGGCTCTATCTTTTTGTTGCTCACACTCTTGTTGAGTAGGATATTGTCCAATTTGGTAATGGCTTAGATTATTGTTTATTAGCTGAAAGAACATAAGCACCCACATTACTGTACGGGGCCTTCTGGGGCTGCATTAGGTGGTGCTGGCTGCTGTCCACCATTGTCACCGCCACCTGATCCTGTGAAGCCGTCTGCACCAGGCAGTGGGGCCTCTCCTGGGGCTATGTTACCGCCGCCAGTACCTGTTGGGTCATTAGGGTTAGGTGGGCCACCTTCTGGGGCCGCTGGTGGGCCTTCAGGCTGTGGCATCATCGCTTGGATCTCTGCCATCATCTTAGCCTGAATAATGGCCTCACGTTGATCGTTTAGGAT